GAAGATTTCCCAGAGGTATATTTTACCGTTCACGGAGATTTGGCATGAGTTTAACCTTTAAGACAATTACTGATGGCACCCAATCTCGATCCGTCGATGCCTTAGTATTAACTAATCCTAAAATAACTGCAAATTATCATGCCCAAGATCAATTCGTTCATACATCGATGAATGTTGCGTCTGTAACCGATAATACGACCGGTGCATTCACCTTTAATATGATAAATAGTTATGTGGATACCTCGTATTCAGTAAAGGGACATGCTGAAGATACAGATGCATTCGGTGATGCTTTCATGCAAGAAGATCCAGTTCGTACAGTAAGTACCGGCGGCCCTAAGTGTAACTTTGAAAACAGCGCCGCAACGAATACTGATTTTCAACAAAATTATATCATTTCTAATGGAGACCTAGCATAATGAAATATAGTGAAATGAATCTCTTCGAGCGACTCATTGTAGCTAAGCATGAAATGGAAGGGTATCAATCCGAATACCGGGTGGTATTCGATGATCCGTTGACTCCCGAAGAACCATCTAAAATTCTTATTCCCGATCCTAACTTCATGGCCGCGGCCATGCATGGTGGAATTTTACCACCGGTATGGGTATATTTAGAATTACATCATGATGAAAAACAACCAGGATTTACACGACACCACCGTGGCTACCTTCTACATGAGACGCCACCAATTGAAGCGCTCACAGAAGAGGAAGCAATCGAATATCTCATTATCAAAGATATTCCTTATCATGTCTGGGGCGAAAGCCATAACAGACCAGTGTTTAAGATTTGCAAAATTACGGATTTACCAGCCACCCGTGAATACCGTAGCGCTTGGAAATTAGATGCCTAAGATCACCGTTAACAATATTCAGCACAAAACTGGTTCTAATCATGGTCAAATACCGACTTGGTTGACATTTGAGATGGTCGGCGACCATGAAATCATGGAATCCTATAATGTGACATCCATCACCGATCAAACTATTGGTGAAACTCTTGTGGCGTTTACTAACAACATGGCTTCGGGTAATTACGCCTTAGGATATTATGGTCGCTTTAACAATGCTGACAATGATGACAACGTCCCGGAGAATGGTTGGAAATCTAACGTCGCCTTAGCACCATTATCATCTTCTTCCCACTTGTTCTCGGGCGACACTACAAACGATTTTGATTGTGAATGGAATGGTGCTAAATTTATCGGGGATATCGCATGAGTACAGTAGCATTTTCTCAATGGGCAAATAGTAACGGTCATATCATGCATATGGGACAAGCCCGAATTGAAATCACAGGTCCCGCGCCGGGTGCCTCAATTTTTTCAAGTATAAACATTTCCGCCCTCTTTGATGAGGGCAATGGGCAATGGCGCGCCAATTTCATCAATAGGTTCAATTCAGCAAACTATGTACCGGCCGGCTCAGCAGCCTTCGGCTCAGCTGCCGGCGCCGACGTGCCTGACTGGGGATTAAGACGTGATGGCGAAAACCCACGAGCATCTTTGGTTAGATTTAATACATGTAATGGCACCCCCGGATTTGATTGCACTTTCATTGATTTTAACGCGGTCGGAGATTTAGCGTGAGTACAATCATTGCCGAAGACCTTCGTAGTCCATATGCATTAAATTATGTTTCTACCCGCGTATGGGTAGTATACACGATGGTGACAACCACGGCTGTTAACGATTCATTGGGCGTTTCATCATTGACCGATAATGGCGCCGGTGATACCACTATAAATATGTCAAGAGTAATGGTTGATGCCGGTTATTCTGTAGATGGTGGCGGCCAAAGATCACAAACTTCACAAGATCGAGCACCAGAAAAAGGATATCGGCGCACCGGTCTGGTTAAAGGAATGGCTACTCCAACAGCTAGCTTTCGATACCAGTTTTCCACCGGATCGACAGGTGACGATTCTTTCATTGCATCATGCTCGGCATACCAAGAATAAGGATTTACTATGACAAAAACATTTACTAAAATTGGGGCGGCAAACATCGACTCCTCTAAATACAACCTTCCAAATTCTAGAGTATTTCGGGAGGCTTGGGAAGTTATAGATGGTGATGTGATTACCATCGATATGGATAAAGCACGAAAGCTTTATCGTAACCGTCTTCGCACCCTACGAGAAAGCATATTTGCGTCCTTAGACGTTGCGTATATCCGGGCACAAGAAGCAAACGACACTACTGAACTTGCAAATATCGTTGCCCAAAAGAATCTTCTTCGGGCTCTTCCTAATAACCCTATGATTGATCAGGCTGCTACTCCGGAAGAGCTTGAGAAAATTCCGATGCCAGGTATTTCTGGTAGTATTATGGAAGTAGACGCCGCAGATTTTGACATTCAAGAGCGCGACAAACGAGCAGGGATCGTTGAGGTTTAAGCGTGGCACTTAAAGTTAGAGACTCAGACTGGCTATTCACCGACGCCGACCTGTCACTTGATATTGCAAATTTGGCGTTCATTGTTGGCGACCAATATTTTACAGATTCAGCCGGATCAATGAAGATGTTTGGTCGAATTAAGGGTGATGGCGTTACTAGAACTATTACCACTTTTGATACTGTATATCAGCCAACATTGGTATACGACAATGTTGAAGAATTCAATGCTTCCGGTACATTTATTCTTCCAGCCGGTGTAACCGAAGTTTTAGCTTTAGTAGTTGGCGGAGGAGCGGGCGGTGGTGGCGCGGGAACGAACGATAATTCAACCGCCAATCAAGATACAGGTGGAGCGGGCGGCCTATCTTTTGGCACTTATGCTATTGCCGGTAATACCGCTGTTACTGTTGGAAATGGTGGAAGCGGATCGGACACCCTCGGCGGCAGCAGCGGTGGAACCTCGTCATTTGGCACGTTAAGTGGGCCGGGCGGGTCTTCTGTGGTCTCTGGTACAGGTGCAGGTGGAAATGGTTCAGGCGGCAATATCATTACCGGTGGGTCGGTGTCAGAAAACTGGATTAATGAATGGGACCCATTGGCTGAAGGCATCTACTTTAACGATGGTGGCCTCTTTGAAGATTTGTTAGATAATACTTACACCGTTAACACTGATGGTGGTACAGCTGCCAATGCCTGGACATCAGCCCAATCTGTTCGTCCAGGGTGCGGCGGCCGTGGTGAAACTAGCTCAGTCGGCAACAACGCATCTGGTGGATGGGAAGGGACAGTTATTATATGGTGGGCTTCGCCATGAGAGAATTTTATGAAATTACTGATGGTGTTGTCACTAATGTCATCGTAGCCGACCAGACATTTGCTGATGAACACGGCTATCTACCATATCCAGATATAAAGGAGTTTGGAATCGGATGGACCTTTGAAAATGGTGAATGGTCTAAACCATATTATGAATATGAGCGGTACCCTCCCCTTTCGCTTGATGAAATTGATGATTTACTTGAGAACCTAAAAAATGAATACAAAATATAGTGACGTTATTCTGTTACTTACAAAAGTAATAGATGAAGCATGTATAAATGTTCCAGAGTACGAACGTATTCTTCTTTCCGAGTGGCAAAATGAAGAAATCCCATTGCAGGAAGCCTTGAAAGGCTTCTTGACTGGTGAAGAATTAACATCAACGGCATCGGATAAATACCTACGAGCTGTATGTCAACTAATCGGCGCGACAAAACCATCTAACGCTATTGTCTATTATCCTGAAACTTGCATGCCATGGCACACGAATTCGGATGCGCCAGGTTTGCGTACTTATTTTACGTTCTCTAAGGGGAAATCATATTTCATGAGTGAAGTGAATGGTGTTAGATCAATCAAAGTCGATGAACCCGGTTGGCACGTAAACCAATTTGAAATCCCGACCAATGAGAAATACTGGCACACAATTTACGCAACCGATTTTAGATATTCATTTGGATTCATTCATGCTTGATTTAAGCGAACTACAAACGACTGAAAGATGGACGCTCCCACGTCTTGATGCGCCATTCAAATTGAATAACGCCCATCACTTTGAGAAGTTTTATCAAACCGTGCATAAGCTGGCACCCGAATATCCAGTCGGTACATTGAAGTATAACAAGCTATCTCGTTATAGAGAGACGCCGGGTATCGCTCAACTTGAATTTGAAGAAAATTCACCAATTTTTCATTTTTGGAAAGTTGCACCATTTGCTTACAACTTTCAAAACTTTAAACCTGATGATATTTGGAAACGTTGGGATGTCGATCACACAATTTACGACAGATTAAGCCAATACGACAACAATAAGTATGCGCAAGGGCCAAACATTTACGAATTCGATGAGCCATTCATTCTCTTTGCTCTTCAATCAAATTCGGGATTACAAAAGCGGTCATTCAATACTGAAACCTTTATTCGGTGCATCATGTGGGCCGAGGCTAATAAGCGACACATTATCTTTAAGCAGCACCCATATGCACACAAGAACAAATCACATATTCTACAGCAATGGAATTCCCTGAAAGAAAGGGGAATCATCAAAAAATACGCGCACATTGTAGGTTCTGAATACAACATCGACAACCTTATTGATAGATGTGATGCGTTATGGACTTTCTGTTCTGGCGCTGGATTTCAGGCCCTTATCAAGAAGAAGCCAGTTGTTCAATTTTGGCACCGAACTGAATACAACGCCCTTTCTACATTTTGTAAATTGCCTGAAGAGGCAGCCCAAGCAAAAGGATTATCAGCAGACGAACAAGCTCGCTACATTTCTTGGTACTTCGATAGATTTTGCATTAATTCCGAAGCACCAGATTTCGAGGATAAGTTACGAGCTCGTTTTGATTTGGTATACAAAGACTATGAAACCGACCTATACAAAATATTCGGACCCGTGGGAACATCTCACGTTTGAAAACCGTTTTACCGAAGACGAAATAAAGGTGATGGTTACTGAAATCATCGACGGAGTTAGAGGTAAGAAGGTAAAGAGCAGTGGTAAGTGGAAATTCGATAATCTCGAAGGTTTACCAACCACTCAACACATCGTGGCACAACACCCATTGCCGAAAAATCTGATTGATGAATTCTCTTATCATCGGCCATATCAAAAGATAGTAGAGCGAAGCCAAGTAATTGTGTGCATGGCCAGCCCGACTATGCAAGAAATGCATAAAGGAATTCACGACGAGCATGAGAGTAAAATCCTTTCACTCGTCACATATCTCTCACCAGCATCTCAACTTGGAACCTACATCTTTGACAGAGATAAGAACTTCGTCAAAGAAATGGAATGGTCTTCTGGTCGCTCATTTGTATTTTGTGCAGAGGACGGGGTTACGTGGCATTCATATGGCGCCAAACAAGGTGTAAGAATTACGCTCAATACTTTTCTTGAACGTGTCGAATGATCTATTTACCTGAACATCAAATCAGTTTTATCGCAGTTCCCAAGTGTGCATCTCAATCTATCGCGGCATTTCTACCAAACGCTGAACATCATAAAATTTGGAGTGTTCACACAAAACGCCCATGTCGACACTTCACAGCTAATGAAGCTATTGCTGAAAACTTTTGCCCGGCTTCCACTACATTTATCGGTGTGATAAGACACCCGTACGAGCGGCTTCTTTCTCAATACTTTCACCGCATCAACAAAGGTCATGCACCGCCAAATCCCAATCGAAAAGAATTTCATCATCGATTCGATGGTGGCGTCATGCGCGATTACCGACATTATCAAATTTCACAGTCAGACTATTTACGAAAATCTGATGTGTGGTGGTCATTTGATTATTTGGCTGAGCATATGCAATCATTTGCAGGTTTGGTCAATATTCCGTATTCCAATTTTGATCATGTCAACTCGACCCCGGGCAACAAGCGGGAACTGATAGATATATTTTTCTCACCATACCTCAAACACCAAGTTAAAACGGTGTATGCAAAGGACTTCGAACTCTATGAACGAACAACAAAGCGCTCTGCTGATCTATATGGGATACGATCCTGATCAGCAATTAGCATATGATGTGGCTGTTCATTCAGCTGAATCAAAGGGAAATGTAGAAGTCAAACCATTAGATCTTGAAGATCTGCGAATGGCACACCTTTACACCCGCCCTGTCGACCCATTGGCTTCAACACCATTTACATTCTCTCGATACCTCGTACCGTACCTACAAGGCTACAAGGGTTGGGCGATGTTTACAGATTGTGATGTTCTATTCATGGATGACCCAACCGAAATCATGCAACACGCTGACGAATCAAAGGCAGTTTGTGTGGTCAAGCATGATTACACTTCGGCCGTTCGTAAAAAGATGAACGATAAAACACAACACACCTATGAGAGAAAAAACTGGACCTCGGTGATGTTGATAAATTGCGCACATCCATCGAATGCTGTCCTTACACCTGATTTGGTTAACGACAAAAGTAAATCGGGTGTATGGTTCCATAAGCTTTCGTGGTTGAAGGACGAAGAGATTGGTGAACTTCCCCATACCTGGAACTATTTGACCGACCATTATAAAGGTGGATCACCTCACATTCTACATTACACTCTCGGTGGACCGTGGCAAGAAGGGTTTGAAGACTGCGCTTTCGCTTCTGAGTGGAACAAAGAACTAAAAGCCTATAAATAGAGTAAAGTTTCACAGCCGAGGTCGTAATGGCACAACCAAATTCAAGACAATCACTCATCGATTACTGCTTGCGCCGCCTTGGTGCACCGGTTATCGAAATCAACGTTGATCCAGATCAAATTGAAGATTGTATCGACGACGCATTTCAATATTTTCAAGAGTTTCACCAGGACGCATCAAACCGTACCTATCTGAAGCACACTGTTACTGCGGCTGATGTGATCAATAAGTATATTCCAATCTCCCCAGATGTAATGACTGTTGTACGACTTCTACCGCCTGGTTCTTCTGGTGCATTTGGTGCGTCGTCTGGTATGTTCTCGGTTCAGTATCAAGTTGCATTAAACGACATGGCCAGCATGCAGAACTTCGTCGGCAACTTGGACTATTACGTTCAAATGAGTCAATATCTTGACACTCTTGATATGGTTCTCAATGGCACACCACAAGTTACGTTCTCTCGTTATCAGAACCGTCTTGAAATTCACGGCGAATGGTGGGATTCCGAAATCAATGAGGGTGATATTCTCGTATGTGAAGTTTATCAGGTCATTGATCCTGACTCTGCGACTTCGGTCTACAATAACAAATTCATCAAAGCCTACACAACCTCTCTTATCAAGCACCGTTGGGGTCAAAACATGTCTAAGTTCGAAGGTATGCAGCTTCCAGGCGGTGTCATGATTAGTGGTGAGAGAATTCTTGGTGAAGCACAATCAGAAATTGAACAACTTGAAGAGAAGATGCGGGCGGAATACGAACCGATGCCTGACTTCTTTGTTGGATAAACATGGCACGTAACGTATATTTCTCCGACAGGGTCAAATCTGAGCAGGACCTCTACGAAGACCTCGTAATTGAGTCACTCAAGATTTATGGCAATGATGTCTATTATCTTCCACGATCTATTGTGTCAGAGGATCGCATTCTTGGCGACGATATCCCGGCCAAGTTTTCAAATGCTTACAAGCTTGAAATGTACATCGAAACGATCGATGGCTTCGGTGGTGATGGTTCCTTATTCCAAAAATTTGGAATTGAGATTAGAGACCAAGCCACATTCATTGTAGCCCGTCGTAGATGGCAAGAAACGGTCTCGTCATACAGTAACGAGATTTCCGGTGATCTGCCAGAAGAGGGTGACTTGATCTACTTACCACTGACCAAGTCACTCTTTCAAATCATGCACGTAGAACGCGAAATGCCGTTCTACCAGCTTTCTAACCTGAACGTTGTTCGCCTTGAGTGTGAACTGTTCGAATACAACGACGAAGACTTGGATACCGGCATTATCGAAATTGATGACATCGAGACACTTGGCTTTGAAGTCATGTTGCAGCTCGATTCAGACTCTAATGGTATTGCACCAATTGTTGGTGACACCATTACCCATACCCTCAATGACGGTACTCGGCTATCGGCTGAGGTATTCAAGTGGGATGCGGCGAGACAACAAATCTTCGTTGGTCATATCGGGGCTGACGACGGCAAATATCACATGTTTGATGTTGGTGATGTCATCACCTCACAGCAGACACCTGCATCCAGAATCATCCGTGGGGTTGACGACATCCTCAACGATGCAAACAATCATAACGACGCATTCGACTCTGATGTAGACCCATTCCTGGTCTTTGATGAGCAGAATCCATTTGGAGACCCCTCATGAAAACATTACACCAAATTAGATTAGAACTGAATGAAAGCCATCTTCCAGTTAAACATGCAAAAGCAGTTGCAGTTCATGGAAATGACCATAACGTAGAAATTCATATGAAAAATGGTAAGAAATACCAGATGAGCCATTATCCAACCGGTAAGGCTATTCTTACTAAAGCAAATGCCGAGAAAGCTGCGGCAAGTATTATGTCTAAGAAATCATTCAACATTAGACACGCGAGCGCTGAAGTAAAATAAATGTTTGGTGATCATTTCTATCACGAGAGAATTCGACGTTCTATCGGAGCCTTTGGTTCTCTCTTCAATAATATCAACATCGTCCGTGTAAAGAAGGGTGGACAAGCGACTTCAACAGTACGTGTTCCATTATCATTTGCACCGAAACGAAAGTTCTTGGATGAGATTCGATCTCGTGCAGCCAATTCGCAGCATGATGATCAAAAGATTGCTATCACTCTTCCACGTATGTCATTTGAACATATCGGAATGAACTACGATCCATCACGACAGCTTCCAAAGATGAATGCTTGTATTGTGGCCGGTGACACACCATCAACTCGTGGTAAACTCTTCACCAAAACACCATACAACATCCAGTTTGCTTTAAGCATTTACACAAAAGATCATGATGATGCTCTTCAAATCGTAGAGCAAATCTTACCATACTTTACCCCACAATACACGCTCTCAATGAGACCGTTGGATGATTTTCCACAAATCGTAGATGACATTCCACTCGTCCTCAATGGTGTTTCATATTCAGACGATTATGAAGGATCAATTGAGCAGCGCCGAACCATTATTTACTCTCTCGATTTCGAGATGCGAGTAGACTTTTATGGCCCAGTTGGGGAGTCTAAGATTATTGAAACAGCCGACGTCGAGTTCTTTCTACGGTCTGAACTTGATACGTCTATTTCTACATATTCGGTTACTACTGACCCAAGTCCAGTAGGACCTGACTCCGACTTTACGTACGTTGAAACACTTACCCTTACACAGGATTCTGCATAATGGCTTCCCACGCATCAGACGATTATGAAACTCTTCGAGGAAATCTTTACGATATGTTGGAAGATGCCAAGGATGCACTTGAATTGGCAAAAGAAATTCTCCGAGAGTCTGAGCACCCTCGGGCAGTTGAGGTCTACTCAGGCCTCCTAAATAACGTTGTGAAATTGAACGCTCAAATTCTTGAGCTATCGAAGACACACAAAGATATTACAGAAAGAAAGTCATACAAAGATGGCGGTGAACAGCCGGCTCTTCCAGGACCAGGTGAGACAATGCCAGCAGCAAATGTCTATATCGGCAACACCGCTGATCTACAGAATATGATCAGAGATGCCCGACGCCAGGAAGAAGCTGAAGCGGCAACCATTGATGTGACTCCAACAGAAAATGCAGAATGAAAAACACTCTCGGTTCGACACTTATCTCGGTAACCCACACGTAAAACGTGATGGTGTAGAACAGACCTACACACAAGAACAAGTTCAAGAATTAATGAGATGCACAAACGATCCTGTGTATTTCTGCCGTAAGTACTTAAAGGTTATTCACCTTGACCGAGGCCTCGTAGACTTCGATCTGTATCCTTACCAAGAAGATATGTTTGATCATTTTGAAAACAATCAGTTTTCCATCGTTCTAGCGTGTCGTCAGTCAGGTAAATCTATTTCATCGGTTGGTTATATCCTTTGGAAGGCTATCTTCTATCCCGAAATGAAGATCGGTATCCTCGCCAACCGTGGTGCAACAGCAAAGGAAATGCTTGCTCGTATCACATTGATGCTTGAGAACATTCCATTCTTCCTTCAACCTGGTTGTAAGACACTCAACAAGGGTTCAATCCACTTCTCAAACAACTCAGAAATTCGTGCTGAATCCACATCATCGAACTCTATTCGTGGCTTCTCGATGAACCTGGTTTATCTCGACGAGTTTGCATTCGTTAACGATGCGGCTAAATTCTATACATCAACATATCCTGTTATTTCATCCGGTAAGAATTCAAAGGTTATCATCACATCAACTGCGAACGGTATGGGCAACCAATACCACAAGCTTTGGGAAGGTGCGATGCAAGGAACTAATGAGTACAAACCATTCCGTGTAGATTGGTGGGATGTTCCAGGCCGTGATGAAGCTTGGAAAGATCAAACAATTGCCAACACATCCCAGCTCCAGTTTGACCAAGAGTTTGGTAATACATTCTTCGGAACAGGTGATACACTCATTGATGGTAACACTCTCATGTCTCTAAGAGCACATCCACCGATGTATGAGAAGGGTAACATGCGAGTTTGGGAAGAGGGTAAAGAAGGCCATGAATACATGGTCCTAGCCGATGTTGCGAAGGGTGTTGGTAAAGACTACTCAACATTCAATATCATTGACATCACCGAGAAACCATTCAAACAGGTGGCGGTCTACCGATCTAACCGTATCTCCCCACTTCTATTCCCGGTTGAGATTGCCAAATGGGCTCAGGCTTATAATGAAGCATATGTGGTTGTTGAGAATAACGATGCTGGCCAAGTCGTAGTCAATGGTCTACATTATGACATTGAGTACGAGAACATCCATATTGAAGGTCAGGCTCGTAACGGTACCAAACTAGGTGTCTTCATGGACAAGAAAGTCAAGAGACTTGGGTGCTCAGGATTCAAAGACATCCTCGAGTCGGGTGGCTTAGAACTTGTTGATGAGAATACAATCCTTGAATTGAACTCATTTGAAGCAAGAGGAAACTCATACGAAGCGTCTGATGGTAATCACGATGACCTCGTGATGAACCTCGTGATGCTCGGATACTTTGTCAACACACGCTTCTTTGCTAATATGACAGACATCAACCTTCGTGAATTCCTTCACGAATCTCGCATGCGTGAGATTGAGGATGATGTTGTTCCATTTGGCATCATCGACAATTCAACCGAAGAGATTGATGTCCATGCAGACGAAATCATGACCAAAAGAGATGGTTGGTCCATCGCTAAAGATCATGATTGGGAAGATTACAATGGATCGGTTCTCGCCAGCTGGTGATCAGCCACAAATCCTTTCCATTTCAAGTTCGTGGTCCATGGAGACCTCGTCATAATGACGCTCCTGGCCTGAAGTGATATTCTTTACAACGAAGATAATTTCTCCTCGCTGGAACTGACCCAACTCTTCATTAGTCAATGACATTTGAGCTTCGCCCGCCGCGTGAAGGTCGTTGTGTGGTATCCGCCAAATAGGAACCCCCTTCTCGGTGAGTGTAGCAATCTTCAGATCGATCACACGGTATGGATAGGGAATGTCCTTATCCCGAACTTCAACTTCATATCCAGCAAAATTACGCATTGCAAACCTCCGAAATTTTTGGGCAGTGACCTTCGTCGATGGCTCTTTCGATACCTTCGCGAGTGTAGTCATTGATAGCTTCACCGAGATCATCGTTTTCATCAATACGAGCTGCGTACCAAGCGCGGTATGAGCGGTCGTACCAATATTCATGCTTCGATCCATCGGCGATGCGAGTATAAATTTTCATGATCTTACCTTTCGTTTCCTAAATTTATACTATCACACCTTAGAGGAAAAGTAAACCCTTTTATACTTCGGGTTCACCAATAATTTTGATGTTTGGGTTTCCCTCAGCCATCTTCATCAACAACTTGTTGTAGGCCAAGGCACCCTCTTCGCTATCTTCGTAAAAGCCAGAAGATACGACGAAGGGATCGGTGAAAACCAAGGTATGACCGCGATTCAAATTTTCACGCCACATCCAGTTTCCATTGTGTCCATCAATAAAGATCGGTGTTTCGTCTATGCCTTGACCCCGGAACCAAACCTGGATTTCAGTAAAAGCTTTACGAATTTGCGCCTCATAGCGAACCGGGGAACCCCAGCTATCACCAAATTTGTCCTTCGTAAGTGCATGGTCCAAATAACCAGTGAAGTTTGGTTTACCATTCGAACGAGAGTCCTCTTCCTTGCGCCGCTCTTTCAGTTTTTCGATTACAGCGTGAAATTTTCCGGTCTCATAGTCGATGACCAAGCCATGAATTTTCGGCATGAATGCCCAACCAACACCATGTTTCTGTGTACGATTCATGCAGTAAATCGCCCAAACCAACCAACCATCGGTTAAACATGTCCCAGAGTAAGTCCGCTCACCTTTCTTAACAACCATATTTGGCATATCAGAGTCGAACACTGAAGCGTACATTCCAGAGCCTTGACGGGCTGTTGGTTTGTAGGTGGTCTCAGGTTGAATGATGAAATTTTCAATGAATGTGGTCATATCTAACGGCATGATTTTTCCTTTTCTCTTTTCCTATAATCATACTATCACATCCAAGGGGAAGTGTAAACAGAAAAAGTGCACTTTCCACTTATTATAAATAGACGTAAGTGATCACCCACCTTATGATGTTCAACCTTATCATACAAAGGATAGAGAGTCAATGGCTTTTTCAGTTCCCTCTGAGTCCCCAGCAGTCGTCTTCAAGGAAGTAGACCTTACTGGTGTTGTACGTAATGTACAAACAACCACCGGTGCGATTGTTGGTAATGTTCGTTGGGGTCCAGCTAATGAGCGAGTAGATATTGCCGATGAGGCAGAGCTCGTTTCAAATTTTGGAGCACCAAACGACACCACTTCTGTGGATTTCCACAACGCATCAATGTTCTTGCGTTATTCCCAGGACCTTAAATTCGTTCGCGTCGTAGACTCCGCCGCTCGTAACGCATTTATCGCAACTGACGGTGCTTCGGCCCCAACAGTTCTTAATGAAGACAATTTCGAGGATCAAGTCGCAGCACTTGACTCGGATCAGCATTCATTCATCACACGTTTCCCATCCGATCTTGGTAACTCCCTTCAAGTTTCAATGTGTCCCGCTGACTCAGCTGCACCATTCAACTCTTGGGAATTTGCCTCAGCTTTCGATGCTGCGCCTGGAACTTCTGATTTCGCATCAGGCCGTTCGGCAGCAAATGACGAAGTTCACGTTGCAGTTATCGACCAAGACGGACTTTTCTCTGGAACAGCCGGTACAGTTCTTGAAACTTACCCGTTCCTTTCACTTGCTTCAAATGCTAAGGCTGCTGACGGTTCTTCAATCTATGTGAAGGATGTCATCAACAGTGCATCGGACTACATCCACCAGGTTGGTTTCGATTCTGACTACACTGTAGCTGGTGCTGGACAGGATGCAGGCACAATCACAGACTTCAAACTTGTTGCTCCGGTACCAAAGACCGCTTCCTTTACTGGTGGTGTTGCTTCCGGTACCCCAACAACTGGTGCAATTCTTCAAGGTTACGACCTCTTTGATGATGTTGACACAGTTGAAGTTGATTTCTTGATTCCGACTCA